CAGGTTGAGACAGGAATCCCAGCAAGTGAGTGGCTGGCGATGGACGAGCGTATCTTTCGTGCGACCCTCGCCTATATGAAAGAGAAGGCGAAGAGGATCGAAAATGCCAGTCGCGGTAAAAGGACTCGTTGAGACTCAACGCGCTTTGCGTAAGTTTGACCCCGACCTCTATAAAGCAATGCAGTCAGAGATTCGTCCAGAACTTTCCGGCATGGTGCGGGAAGCCAAATCTTTAGTACCCAAATATTTTTTGGGCGGTGCAATGTCTGATGGCACAGAGCGAGAGAGCAGGACATCTCGTTCACGAGCATTCCCAACTTACGACAATGTACAAATCCGGCGTGGTTTGACTTACTCAATGGGCAAACAAAAGCGTCAGCGTAATGGCTGGCAAAGCATGTATTCACTACTCAACAAATCAGCCATGGGTGCGATTGTTGAAACTGCTGGTCGACTCAATCCCGGTGGCGATTCTCGAAGCCAGTCAAATAACCCAAATGCCGGAGCGCAGTTCATCGACCGCGCAAATCAGATTTCACGACCAAAACAAGTTGGTAAGGGTCGAAAAAACCAAGGTCGCCTTGCTTTTGCCGCAGTAGCAGACAACATGGGCAGAGCTAAGGCCGCAATCGTTGATGCCATCGAACGAGCCGAAGCCAAGTATAGGAGTACAACGCGATGAGCATTATTGTCTCAATTCTTTCAACATTTAACTCCAAAGGCTTAACTGCCGCAGAAAAGCGCACAGCAGCATTTAACAAGGCTGTCAAGGGTCTTGGCGTCACAATGGCTGCCACTTTTAGCGCAAGTAAAATCACCAGTTTTGTTAAACAATCAGTAAAGGCTTTTGCTGAAGAAGATAAAGCGGTTCGCTCACTTGGTCTAAATCTTAAGTCTCTTGGATTGGCCTATGATGTCAAACCTATTGAAGAATACATAGACAAACTACAAAGAGCGACCGGAGTTGCAGACAGCGAGCTTCGTCCAGCTTTCCAACAACTAGCAAACGCAACACGCAGTCTGAGCAAATCGCAAGAGATTCTAGGTGTTGCTTTAGACATTAGTGCCGCCACGGGCAAGAGCGTCCAACAGGTTACACAGGCTTTGAGCAGGGCCTATCTTGGTAATAAGACCAGCCTTGGCCGACTTAACATAGGCATCACAAAAGCTGATTTAGCAACCAAATCATTTGATGAGATTCTTGGCGATTTATCCAAGCGTTTCACAGGTCAAGCTGCCGCAGCCGCAGATACCTACGCAGGAAAGATGGCCAGAATATCTATTGCGGCAGATGAAGCTCAAGAGATTCTTGGCGGCAAACTTGTTCAGGCTCTTGAAATGCTTGGCGAAGGTCGCGGTGGAATCACTCCATTGGTTGATGAAATGGAAAGATTTGCCACCTATGTTGGCAACATTGCTGTAGGTCTTGCGCAAGTCACAAAAGATATCGAAGGACTTACAGGTGGCAAAGTAAAAGCTGGCGAAGCTCTCAAGCCAAGCAAACTTTTGCGATGGACTTCCAATCTTGTGCCGGGTGCGAAGGCTGTTTTGGATTTGCTACAAGCTCGCGCCGCCGCAGCTAATCAGGAAGAAGTCCCCTTTAATCCTGTTCAACGGCTAGGCAAAAAACTTGAAACCGAAAAGAAAATAACAGCCGAAAAAAAGAAGCAAAACAAAGCAGCAACAGAGGCGAGCAAACTTGACAAGGCCAAGTCCATGCTTGACCTTGAAAAGATTCAGATTGAGGCCGCATTAAGAGGCGACTTAACAGAAAACGAAAAGCTGCGCTTGCAGCTCATGAAGGCAATCGTCAACGAGAATGCTGATCGCGCAACTACCCTTGCAGAGAAGTTAGCCAAGTCACAAACCGAACTAGCGTCACTCAAGGCCGCTTCGTACGACTTTAAGCCAGCCAACCCATTTGATGGATGGTTGGAAGCAATCGAAGCCATGCGCAAAGGCCTCGCTAGCATTGGCGCGCCAGTTGCAGCCATACCGGGCGCGGCCAGCCTTCCCGGCGGTATTTCTGGGCTTTCAGTTACCCCTAACATGCCCGAGACATCTGTATTTGGTGGAGCAGGATTTATCACGCCTCAACTAGCAACGCAGAATCCCACAGGCATGGCAGTCAATATCAAGGTCGAAGGATCAGTTTATGTTGATGACTTCGAGCGCAGAGTTGTCGATGCAGTTGTAGCCGCGTCAAGCGGTGGCGGTGCTACCAACTGGTATAGGACTACAGGCCGCGCAACCCTATGACCTACCCCATCACAGTCAAAGTCAGCTTCGACTTCTCATCCGGCCCGAGCTTCGGTGCTGCTTTCCAGATTGGCATTAGCCAGCTCGGTTATGCAGTCCTAGCAGACTCGGTTTCGACTGTCGTTGATTTGTCCAGCCAAACGACAGCCATCGAGATTAGGCGCGGTCGCGACCTTACACAGGATCGCTTTCAGGCTGGAACGGCTCGCCTCAGGGTTCTTGACCTAACGGGCGCGTGGAACCCCCAGAACATATCGAGCGAGTTTTATGGCCTTCTACAGCCTCTCAGGAAGGTTGTAATCACCGCAACCCACCTCGGTACTGTTTATCCGCTCTACGCTGGTTATACGCTTTCCTATGACTACACCTACCCCAAGGGTGAAGAGCTTGGCTATATCACTATCTCATGCGCCGATGCGTTTGCCTTGTTTAATAAGTCCGGTGTAACCACAGTCACAGGCGCAACGGCTGGCGAGACGACTGGAAGCCGAATAGCAGACATCCTAAACACCATCGGATTCCCCAACAGCCAGCGAAGCCTTGACACAGGCCAGACCACAGTTCAGGCCGACCCCGGCACAGTTCGATCAGTCCTCCAAGCCTTGCAGGATGTCGAGTTCACCGAGTATGGCGCACTTTACATGAGTCACTCTGGCGATGTGGTATTCCGTGAGCGCAATGACGCAATCAGCACCATTGCTGGCACTCCCACAGTCTTTAACCAGACCACAGGTATTAACTACGCCAATCTCAAGTTCGCCTTTGATGATCGCCTTGTGTTCAATGTGGCTAACTTCAAGCGCACAGGCGGCACAATGCAGACCCATTTTGACCAGACTTCGATTGACACTTATTTCCCACACACCATCACAAAAGAGGACCTGCTCCACGAAACCGATTCGGCAGTCCTCGACACGGCCAAAGCCTATGTCGTCAGCCGAAAGTCCACAGACATTCGCATCGATGCCATGACCCTCGACCTGACCACGCCCAACTACACAGCCGGAATCACCGCAGCTCTGGGGCTGGACTTCTTTGACCCTGTTGAGATAAGCAATGAGCAACCCGGCGGCTCCACCCTTACCAAAACCCTTCAGATCTTTGGTGTCACCCACCAAATCACACCAACCACATGGCAGACCACATTCACCACAGGTGAGCCGCTTATCGATGGATTCATCATAGGCAACGCTCGATTTGGTATAATCGGTCAGTCAGTAATGACCTACTAGGAGATAATCAGATGCCACCCACAGGAATGCCGGCGAATACCGGGGATGTGTTATCGGCGAGCATGTATAACTCGCTGGTCGCATTCACCCTTAACTCAACATCCAGCACCTCATACACGCTGGCCTCTACTGACCAATATCAGGTTTTGGTGATTACGACCAGCGCATCGGCAAAGGATGTTTTGATTCCCACCGATGCCACATATAACTTTCCTACCGGAACCGCCATCACAGTTTTGAACACAGGCGCAGGTGCTTGCACAGTAAAGGCAGTCACATCTGGCACAACGACTGTAACCAGCGCAGGTGCGACCAGCGCACAGCCATCCGTCACTCAATACAAAGCCGCGACAGCCATTAAAACGGCTGCTAATGCGTGGACAGTAGTTGGAGCAGTTGCCTAATGATTGGCGCAATACTGGCTGGAGCTTATGGAAATGTTGCGCCACTTGGCGATTTTGAATCCATAGCAACAGTCTCGGTGGGTGCAGGTGGCGCAGCCAATGTCGAGTTCACTTCGATTCCCGGAACTTATCAGCATCTTCAAGTTCGCTACATAGCGAGAGGCACAAATGCTGCCGTAGATGTTGAACATCAATGTCAAATCAACGGGGCGACTGGTTCAGTTTATTCTTATCACATTGTCTACGGCGATGGTGCTTCGACAGGATCAGCAGCATCATCAAGCAATACAAAAATAGTCTTGAATGACTTTTTTGGTTCAACAGCATTGGCATCTACTTATGGCGTTGGAGTGATGGATATTTTGGATTATGCCAATACCAATAAGTATAAAACTACCAGAACTTTGATTGGTAGAGACAGAAATGGAGCAGGTATCATGTTGTTTCATTCAGGGCTCTATCAAAGCACCAATGCAATAACTAGTTTGAAGTTTTTTCCAAGCACAGGCAACTTTGCACAATACACTCACTTCGCCCTCTACGGAATCAAAGGATAATCATGCCAGCGACTTATGATTCTATTGCCAGCACTACGCTTGGAAGTGCGGTTGCCACAGTCGAGTTCTCTGGTATCAGCGGAAGTTACACAGACATTATTGCTGTTATTAACTCAACTTTGGCATCATCGAGCGGAGCAGTTCAAGGGATTATCAACTCCGACACCGCGACAAACTATTCATGGACTCGGCTCGTGGGTAATGGTTCGGCTGCTTCTTCCGACAGAGTTTCCTCGACAACATCCATGTTTTTAGGAGATGCCAGCACGACTCCTACGACAATCCTTGTCCATTTTCAAAACTATTCGAACACTACAACCAACAAGACAGTCATCGCAAGAAACAATGATTCGACTAGTCGCGTCACGGCAACAGTAAATCTATGGCGTAGCACTTCCGCAATCACAACAATCAAGTTTCAAAACAACGCGGCTGTGAACTTCGCAATCGGCTCCACCTTCACCCTTTACGGAATCAAGGCGGCATAATGGCTATCACATATAAAAAGATTGCTAGTGTGACTGTTGGAGCTGGTGGCGCGGCTAATATCGAGTTCACGAGTATTCCGGGAACTTACACGGATTTGATTTTACACGCTTCCACTCGTTCAAATCGAACTGATTACGCTTCGGACAATCTCCGAATGACTTTCAATAATGACACAACTGGTTACACTACAAGAAGATTAGAGGGTTCGGGTTCGGCTGCTACTAGCGATGTGAACACATCGACCACAAGTTTCCTATTGGGTTATACGGACGGCGACACGATGACCGCAAGCACTTTCGCCTCTCAAATGATTTATGTCCCGAACTATGCAGGTGCTACGAATAAATCGGTTAGTGCCGATGGAGTCACCGAAAATAATGCAACTTTTGCGATGAGTTCTTTGGCTGCTGGATTGTGGGCAAATACTTCTGCAATCACTTCCATAAAACTTTTTCCGCAGGTTGGCACATTATTTAAGCAATACTCAACCGCAACCCTTTACGGAATCCTCAAAGCATAAGGAGAAACATGACCACGAAACTAGTCGTAGATTGCTCAACTGGGGCGGTCGAAGAAATCGAACTTACTGAGGAAGAACTTGCTCAGCGTGAGGCAGACCGCATCGCATTCGAGAAGGCCGAGGCTGAGAGAGTCAAGGCTGAAGCTGAGAAGGCTGCGAAGAAAGCTGAACTCCTAGCGAAGTTAGGGATCACCGAGGACGATGCTAAGCTCCTCCTCTCCTAGACTTTGTAAGGCTGGCATCCAGTTAAGGGAGCAACTTGACGACTCGTTTCCTGATCGTAAGCGGCCAGATGGATGGGTCGCTGACGCCAGACACTATCGCGACAATCCTAAGTCTGATCACATCCCGGACGCACAGGGGTGGGTTCGTGCCTTGGATGTTTCAGTTAAGTTGGGATTGGACGCTCAAATGCATGACTTGGCAAATCAGCTACGAATCCATGGAAAGCGCGGTGACAAGCGGATTGCTTACATCATATTTGATGGGCGAATCTGCAGTCCAATACTCGGTTGGCGATGGAGGAAATATCGTGGAAGTAATCCTCATCGTCAACACATGCACATAAGTTTTACCAAAAAAGGCGACAACGATGGCAGATTCTTTAATGTGCCATTACTAGGAGGCGATCTTGTCTAACTATCTGAAGCACCCAATCTTCATGGCTCTCGGTGGATTTCTCGCCGCATGGGCTGGCTCTAACTTTGAACTCGACTACCGCGCTGTCCTATTCGCCGTCCTTGCAGGGGTGTTTGGATATGCCAAGCCAGTCAAATGACTGTCGAGGAGTGGATTGGCATCCTTGCGGCCCTAACTGC